ATTTAATAACAGAAACAAAGTTACCAAAATTAGATAGTTAGTGATTACAGTAAACTTTATACGGACAAATAACGAAAAAGTCCAAGTAAAGGTGCCAATTGGTTGGACTGTAATGGAGGCAGCTAAAGAGGCAAACTTGGATGAGATACCAGGCGACTGTGGTGGTTGTTGTGCTTGTGCAACTTGTCACGTCTATGTAAACAATGCATGGATTGACAAACTTGGTATAATAGATTATAATAAACCTGAACAAGAATTATTAGAGTATGAGAAAGGTTATAAAAAAGGTATTAGTAGATTAGGTTGTCAAATCCAATTAACTAAAGAACTTGATAATATAACTTTTCATTTGAAAGATGATGAACTTTTATAAAAATGTAATTGAATATAGAGGCAAACTTTTGGTTCGTGGTATACACGAAGGTAAAGAGTTTAAAGAAAAGATTGATTATAGTCCTACGTTATATGCTATGACACAGGAACAAACAAACCATAAAACTCTTAATGGTCAATATCTAAAACCTATTACGTTTAAATCTATTTCAAAAGCAAGAGAGTTTAAAAAGAATTATAATTTAGATAATGCACCAATCTTTGGTATGGATAGATACCAATATCAATATATCTCTGATAGTTATCCTAATGATATGCAATTTTCTAAAGACCATATTAAAATATTTACACTTGATATAGAGTGTGGTGCAGAAAATGGTTTTCCTGATGTAGAAAATCCTATTGAAGAACTACTAGCAATTACAGTAAAAAATCAATCTAACAAACAAATTATAACTTGGGGTACAGGTGAGTTTAAAACAGATAGAACAGATGTAACTTATGTAAGATGTAAGTCAGAAAAAAGTCTTATTATGGAGTTTATGAAATTTTGGATGAAGAACTATCCAGATGTTATTACTGGTTGGAATACAAAATTTTTTGATTTACCTTATTTACTTAATCGTATAATTTCATTAACAGATGAAAAAGTTATTAAAAGATTTTCACCTTGGAATTTAGTTGAAAGAGAACAAATAGTAGTTAGAGGTAGACCACAAACCTCTTATAACATATTTGGTGTTGTAATGTTAGATTATTTAGATTTGTATAAAAAATTTATACCAGCAAGACAAGAAAGTTATAAACTTGATTACATAGGTAAAGTAGAACTTGGTAAAGGTAAAGATGAAATGCCATATGATACATTTAGAGAATGGTATACAAAAGATTTTCAATCTTTTATAGATTACAACATACAAGACGTTGAAATTGTTGATGGCTTAGAAGATAAACTTAAACTGATTGAGTTAGTATTGACTATGGCATACGAGGCAAAAGTAAATTATAATGATGTATTTTCTCAGGTTAGAATGTGGGATATGTTAATATATAATTTTTTAAGAAAAGAAAATACAGTTGTGCCACCAAAGGAAGATAATGTTAAGGAAACAAAGTACGATGGCGCTTATGTAAAAGAACCATTAACAGGTATGCATAACTGGATTGTTTCTTTTGATATTAACTCACTATATCCACATTTAATTATGCAGTACAATATCTCACCAGAAAAAATTATTGGTATGAAACCAAATGGTATATCAGTTGATAGATTGTTAAACCATGCGACACCTTTAACACATTTAAAAACTGAAGGTGCTTGTATTACACCAAATGGTGCTACATTTAAAACAGATAGTCCAGGTTTTTTACCTAGACTTATGGAAAAGATGTATAATGATAGAGTTAAATTTAAAACACTAGCATTTCAAGCAAAGAAAGAATACCAAAAGACAAAAGACCCTGTAACTGCTAAAGAAATATCTCGTTGTCACAATATACAATGGGCAAAGAAGATTGCTCTTAACTCAGCTTATGGTGCTATTGGTAATCAATATTTTAGATATTATGATGTAAGACAAGCAACTGCTATCACATCATCTGGTCAATTTGTAATTAGATTTATTGAAAAAAATGTAAATGAATATATGAATAAGATATTAAAGACACACGATAAGGTTGATTACATTGTTGCGTCAGATACAGATTCAATTTATCTTACACTAGACAAATTAGTACAAGCAACTTGTAAAGATAAAACAAAAGAAGAAACATTAAGATTTTTAAACAAAGTTGTCAGTAGTAGAATAGAACCTTTTATAGACAAATGTTTTGATGAACTTGCTGAATATACAAACGCTATTGAACAAAAAATGGTTATGAAACGAGAAGTAATTGCTGATAAAGGTATATGGACTGCTAAAAAAAGATATATGTTAAACGTATTGGATGAAGAAGGTATTACATACGAAGAACCTAAATTAAAAATTATGGGTATTGAAGCCGTTAAATCATCTACACCTGAAGTTTGTAGAGGTAAAATTAAAGAAGCAATCAATATCATAATGAAAAAAGATGAAAAAACTTTGATTGATTTTGTTTCTAAATTTAAAGAAGAATTTTTTAATATGAAAGCTGAGCTAATATCTTTTCCTAGGTCTTGTAATAACTTGGCCAAGTATAGCCATGCCAGTAGTGTGTTTATTAAAGGAACGCCAATGCACGTAAAAGGTGCTTTGATTTATAATCATCAAATAAAACAATTCAAATTGACCAATAAATATCCTTTGATACAAGAAGGCGATAAAATTAAGTTTATAAAATTACTAGAACCTAATCCATTTAAGTTTGATGTAATAAGTTATATGACCAAATTACCTAGTGAGTTTAAATTGAAAGAATATATTGATTACAATATGCAATTTCAAAAAACATTTTTAGACCCATTAAGTTTTATATTGAACTCAATAGGTTGGAACTATGAAAAGAAAGCAACATTAGAAAGTTTTTTTGAATGAAAATAATAAAAGATAATATTAACGATTTTTTCAAATGGGTTAAGGGTACTGATCTTGTTTTACTAGACGACATAGATGTAGCAGAGGATCCTGTTAGACCTGAATTAACTTTAGGTTTTAGAATTACACACGGTAGAAAAATCTTTGGATTAAGATACAACAACGAAATAGAAGCAATAGTATGTATTGCATTGTGTCCTGAAATACCACATACTGTAAGAGAAATGGATTATATGAGTCAAGCAGCTAATTCAAACGGACACGGTGAGATAGTGGTTGCATATACAGTATGGTCTCGTAAACGAGGTGCAGGTAGAGAAATTATAAGTAAATTAAGAGAATGGGCATTAGAAAAAGATTATAAAAGATTAGTTACCTTATCTCCATTAACACCTATGGCAACTCACTTTCATATTAAAAATGGTGCTAAACAAGTACACATAAATGAAGTAACACAAAATTTTGAGTATAAACTATGACAAAAGATGTAACAATAATAGATAATTTATTACCTGATAATTTACACAAAATGTGCTATGAACTTATTACACAGGAAGCTTGTTGGCAATTAAGTATGGCATCTATGGATTCAGCACACAAAATTGCTGGTACAACACTATTTGATTTATATGATGGAGTTAATACAAATACAAGATCACAAACACTTGCTTCAGTAATATATCAAATGGTAAGAACTAAAATACCAGCATTACCAAATGATTTAAGAAGAATACAATTAGGAGCTAAAGCAGCAAACCAAGATGATGTAATACATAAAGATAGTGAAAGAGATGATAGAATAACTGTACTTTATCATTTAAATTACGAGTGGAATCCTATGTGGGGAGGACCTACAGTTGTTAATGGAGTATCCTACGATTATAAACCTAATCGTGCATTGATTTATAAATCAAATTTATTGCATGGAGGTAAAGCTGGTACTGGTAAAATGTTTAGAACTTATATTAATTACATAATAGCTGATAATAGAGATGAATAGTTTATTAATTTTAATCGTTGTAATACATTGGAGTGTAGCACTTGGTATGTATTTTGCTGCAAGTACAAGGTTAACCATACCACAATTTTTGATGTTGGTATTAGGGTTTAGATATATGATGTTATCTTATGGATTTTAAAACAAACAAAAAATATGGAGTGATATATGCAGACCCACCTTGGACGTTTAAAACGTATAGCAATAAAGGAAAAGATAAAAGTCCTGAAAAACATTATTCTTGTATGCCTTTATCTGACATCCTTCGGTTACCTGTTGGTGACCTTGCTAAGGATGATGCAGTCCTCTTAATGTGGGTAGTTGACCCATTATTAGATCAAGCATTTAAAGTAATAGACGCTTGGGGTTTCAAGTATAAGACAGTAGGATTTACTTGGGCAAAGACAAATAAAAAATCTTTAGGTTTTTTTACAGGCTTAGGTTACTGGACTAGAGGAAATCCAGAGATGTGTTTATTAGCAACAAAGGGTAAACCTAAACGGCTAAATAAAAGTATACCACAATTAGTGGTTAGTCAAAGACAAGAACATAGTAGAAAACCAGATATAGTATATAATCATATAGAAAAAATGTTAGAAGGACCATACATAGAATTGTTTGCTAGACGTAAAAGAGATGGTTGGTTTAGTTGGGGTAACGAAGTATGATACTGCACTTGACTCTATCTTTATTATATGTTATAATGATCTATGGTTTTGTCATATGGTTATTAATGAAGTGGAATAATGAACAATTATAAAAGATATACATTAGAAGATACTTTACAAAGTGAGAAAAAAGCACTATTCAATGTGCTATCAACTTTCGCTGGTGGAGGTGGTTCGTCAACAGGTTATAGACTGGCTGGTGGTAAGATACTAGCTGTTAATGAGTTTGTTGAAGAAGCACAAAACACATATAGGGAAAATTATCCCAATACATTAATTATACCTGGTGATATAAACAAGTTGACAGGAAAAGATTTTTTAGATAAGATAGGATTAAAACCAGGTGAACTAGATTTATTAGACGGTAGTCCACCTTGTTCAGCATTTAGTATGGCAGGTTCAGTATCACACGGTAAAGGTAATACACACGCTGATGCATTTGGTAAAACAAAACAATATAGTGATATTAAAGGTGTAAGTAACGTAGAAGATTTATTTTTTCAATTTTTAAGAGTGGCAGATGAAATAAAACCAAAAGTAATTATTGGTGAAAATGTTGAAGGTTTGACAATGGGAGAAGCAAAAGAATACTTCCATAAGATACAAAATACTTTTGAACAAATGGGTTATCTAGTTGTTGCTGATGTATTAAATGCTAGTTATTTTGGCGTACCACAATCTCGTAAAAGAACTTTTTTTATTGGTGTTAGAGAAGATGTTGCTGATAAGATTGGTTTAAATTTTATGACAATGTATCAATTGTATCCTGAAGTAAACAAAGAACAAACTATTTTGAGCGAAGCAATAAGTGATATTGTAAATGAAGACAAAGAAGAATTAGATTATTTGTTTGAGAAGATAGGACCTGATAGAGCTGTTGGTAAGACATTGGCTAAAATGCCTACAGATCCTGACAAAGTATTAACAGGTATGGATTACCACGAGAAAGGTCATCACTTTAATTTAAAAAGAAGTAGTTTAAGAAAACCTTGTCCAACAATAACAGCTATGGGTAATCTTGCTGGTGTCGCTGGTACTTGTCATCCAATAGAGAATAGAAAGTTTACTATAAAAGAATTAAAAAGAATTATGAGTCTACCTGAAAACTTTAAATTAACAGGTC